AATATACCCTGTCTTCTATGTCTTCCCTGTCCCGGAGATGTTTATTTCCTGGATTAGGGCGAAAACAAAAGCAATTTTGCATTAGTTGATGTATGACTAAGTATGTATACCAAATACAAGGTGCATTGGAAAATGCAGGAGGAAAGTTTTGTGGGTTCCGAGTATTGGTGTGTAATACGTATTACCTTGATGTTGCCGATGTACCAGCCGAAGTGTTTTCAAAAGAAACAACGGCCTACATTCAATTCAGGTTAAAAGTCACCGATAAGTTCGATGTAAGGAAGTTGCCTCCCTCTGTGGAGAACAACATTAGAGCGCCGTTAGGGCGCTGGCTGGACCAATGGGTCCTTAATAACTTCTATGGCAATACTAGCAAACCAAAAAATACTAACGCTTGATTACTGGAAAACTGCCCACAACCTGCGGGTTGGGGACTATGTATTTGACAAAGAGGGAAGACTTCAAAAAGTAACCCTGGTCCAAGAGTACCGATCAGACAGCTGCTACCATGTCACATTCAACGACCACCTAACAGTGGAGGGCGACCAGCACCTTGGATTTCAAATTGAGGACCAACGGTACCGCAACCGTATCTGCCAATACAAAGGCAAGTTTAAATTCAAGCGCCCGTTAAAGTTTAAAAAGGTCTCAGACCTACCAGCAGACAACCTAATGCAAAACAATGGGGGCCATGCGTTTTCTATACCCACCACCAAGCCACTCCAGTTTCCCCACCAGTCCCTACCTGTCCCACCTTTCATCTTCGGTTATTGGTTCTTTACCCATGAAACCCGCAATAGAAGGATGCACTTCTCTAAGGGCAACCACGACTTCCTTACCGAAACCTTTAAAGACGCTGGGTATTCCATAATAGAACGGGGCAAACATTCCAATGGGGAAAAGTACTTTTCTGTACACCCAACCATTGAGTCACACCTTAACTTTGACCTTCCGTACCGCATTCCAAACAATTACCTCTTAGCTTCTGCAGAGCAACGATTGGAACTACTCAAAGGTATCTTGTGCGCCAAACCCAAGTCCTATTCCAAGAAAACCGGTCTATTCCGGTTTACTAACGGGCATCTACCAATTGTCCAACAGATACAAGCGCTAGTGGAATCATTAGGGCATAAAACAACCTTGGAAATAAATGAACAGCGTAAAAGCTATATACTTATTTTCAGATCTAAGTTACAATTAGTAAATAACCAAATACCACACCCAAAGCCTTTAGTACACCAAGGACGTAGGTACATCAAAGCAATTTCCAAGTTGCCGCCGCAATTGTGCGTTCACATTGAAACCGAAGGAGCTGATAATAGTTACCTGGTCGGAGAAGGATTCATAGCTGTATGTTAACCCCACAACAAGAAAAGACCCTTACCAAATTTATTACTGAAAGGCAACACTGGCCTAAAGCACAGCTTGACGCCGCCGTTTGGCAGATCAAATGGAAGCTACAGGCACTGCCACACCAAAAGGAACCAGAGGATGGAGAGTATGACACATTTCTTATGCTTGCGGGCCGGGGGTCTGGTAAGACGCACACTGCCAGCCATTGGATTGGTATTCGTGCTTGGATCTTCGACAACACTCGCTGGCTTGTCACCGCCCCAACCTCTAATGATATCCGTGCAACTTGCTTTGAAGGAGACTCCGGTCTTCTCAATATCATACCCGCGTCACTTATACGAGATTACAACAAGTCACTCTTTGAAATTACCCTCATCAACGGAAGCCTCATTCAAGGAATCCCAGCTTCAGAACCAGAACGGTATCGTGGTAAGCAATACCACGGAGCTTGGTTTGACGAGTTGTGCGCCTTCGATTATATTGACGCAGCATACGACGGTGTACAGTTCACATTGCGTCTTAGAGATCCTCGCCTTCCAAGGGTCCAGCAAATCATTACCACCACCCCCAAGCCAAAAGAGCTCATTGTTGACCTCAACGAAGGTAAAGTCGGTGGTGACGTCTACGTTGCAAACGCATCCTCGTATGACAATCGGGCGAACCTCTCCGAGACATTTTTCAAACAGCTAGAAACCTACGACGGCACCGATATTGGTCGGCAAGAGATTTACGGTGAGATTCTTGATCCGGAGCAAGCGGGTATTATCAAACGCAAGATGTTTAAGCAATGGCCAGCTTCCAAGCCAACACCAAACCTAGAATACGTTATTGCTTCCTATGACCCTGCTACTTCAGAAAAAACACACAACGACCCAACAGCTTGCACAGTGTGGGGTATCTTTGAAAACACCGACGTGGGAACCTGTGCCATCCTATTGGATGCTTGGGACCAACATTTATCCTACCCAGAACTTCGCCGCAAAGTAATTGAAGATTTTAAAGAAGTTGTATATGGGGCAGACAATACATTCGGTAAAGGCCGTAAAGCAGACCTTATCCTCATGGAAGATAAGTCAGCAGGTATCTCCCTTATCCAAGAGCTACAGGGCTCTGGGGTGCCTGTAAGAGCCTACAACCCCGGCAGGGCTGATAAGGTACAGCGTCTTAATATCGTGGCCCCCTTGGTATCAAAAGGTAAAATCTATATTCCAGAAGACTCCAAAATCAAAGGCGAGTTTGCAGACTGGGCCAAACGTTTCCTGCGCCAAGTCTGTTCATTCCCAGAAATGGGTGGCCATGATGACTATGTTGACTCACTATCCCAAGCCCTGCGAGTCCTGCGTGATTCTGGCTGGATTAGGTTAGATCCACTCCCAGCCCGTGATTATGACTATGCTGACGAGGACCCACGTAAAAGAACTGCAAATCCATACGCCCAATAAGGGGCGGATTCCCCCTATTTTTTGCATTAGTATGAATAGGAACATATATCCACCAAATTAATAGAAATTATGGCACAACCACAATTACCGATTCAACAAGGCAGTAACTTGCTAAATTTAGACGCCGAAGATAACCTTCACGAAAAAGAAGGCCAAGACGACGAGATGGATGCGTACGCCGAACAATTTGATTTGGACGACACTGAAGTTGAACAAGAAGTCATTGAACTGGATGACGGTTCCGTAGTAGTTAACTTTAAAGAAACACAAGGCCCGCAAAAAAATCCCGAGTTCTATACAAACTTGGCAGAAGAATTTGATGAGCAAACTTTAAATTCCCTTGCCAACGAATATTTGGACTTGATTGATGTTGATACAGAATCGCGGTCCCAAAGGGATAAACAGTACGAAGAAGGACTTCGTAGGACCGGCCTTGGTAAGGACGCCCCTGGGGGTGCTACTTTCGACGGTGCTTCTAAAGTTGTGCATCCCGTCATGGCCGAGGCTTGCGTTGACTTCGCAGCTTCCTCGTCAAAAGAGCTATTACCGCCCGACGGACTTGTCAAATCGAACATCAAAGGCGATGCCGACAAACGAAAAGAAGATACAGCCGATCGTAAAGTAACCTTTATGAACTGGCAGCTCACTGAGCAAATTCCAGAATACCGTGACGAGATGGAGCAGCTGCTGACCCAGCTCCCACTCGGCGGTTCCCAATTCCTTAAATGGCGCTATGACGATGAACAACGTCGTCCAACATGCGAATGGGTACCGATTGATAACATTTTATTACCTTGGTCATCAACAAACTTCTACACAGCTCAACGTGTAACTGAAGTACAAGACATTACTGAAGATACTTTCCTACAGCGAGTTGAATCCGGTATTTACCGTGATATTGATTCTGATTACTCTTCAGATGCCCCACTTAACGACCAAACCAGATCACAAAAAGCCAACGACAAAATCGAAGGTAAAGATCTACCGTCCAAGAACATTGACGGCCTGCGCCGAATCTATGAAATCACATGTTTCATGCGTATGGAAGAAGATCCAGAAACAGAAGGCAAACGCGCACCATACATTTTAACAATTGACGAAACCACTTCTAAGGTTCTGTCACTCTACCGTAACTGGGAAGCCGGCGATGAAAAACTTGAGAAGCTGGATTGGTTTGTGGAGTTCAAATTTATCCCATGGCGTGGAGCTTACGCTATCGGACTGCCTCATCTTATTGGCGGTCTCTCCGCTGCTCTTACTGGCTCTTTGCGCGCTCTGCTTGATGCTGCTCATATCAACAACAGCCAGACAATGCTTAAACTTAAAGGTGGACGAATTGGTGGGCAGTCAGACCGAATCGAACCAACCCAAGTAGTAGAAATTGAAGGAGCACCTGGTGTTGATGATGTACGTAAGATCGCAATGCCAATGCCGTTTAATCCACCATCAAGCGTTCTTTATGATTTGCTTGGTTGGTTAACTGCTGCAGCTAAAGGTGTAGTAACAACAGCAGAAGAAAAGATTGGTGAAGCTAACAACCAAATGCCTGTGGGCACAACCCAAGCTCTTATTGAGCAAGGTGCTAAAGTATTCTCTAGCATCCATGGCCGTTTACACCGTTCACAAGCTAAATCTCTTAAAATCGTTTCACGTATCAATCATTGGTACTTGGATGAAATGGACAATCAGTCCGGCGAAGAGATTGAAGTTCGGGACTTTGCTTACAACTCAGATGTACGCCCAGTATCAGATCCTAACATTTTCTCTGAGACCCAACGTCTTGCTCAGAACCAAGCACTCTTACAAATGGCGTCTACTGCGCCCCCAGGAATGTTTAACCTTCGTGCGGTTTACTCACGAATTTTAGGACAGCTTAAAATTCCAGCGGTTGGAGAAGTATTACCAAACCCGCAAGGTGTGGTTGAATCTAATCCAGCATTGGAAAACGTATCAATGACAATGGGGCAAGCAGCTGCTGCATTCCCAGATCAAGATCACATTGCTCATATTCAAGTTCACTTAGAATACGCAAACAATCCTGCCTACGGTGGTAACCCAGTTATTGGGCCTATGTTCTCCCCACACGCTTTAGAACATATTAAGCAGCATTTAACATTGCACTATCTGCAAGAAATGCGTGGCTATGTGGCAAAAGCTAGCAACGGCAAAGACAAATTTGAGTTGCATAAAGAAAGACCACTTGATGGCGATGCACAAAAAGCAATTGCATTGGCGTCACGCATGGTAGATAACGATGCCAAAACCAATTTGGCTCCATATATCCAACAAATTCAAGCTCTGGCTCAGAAAGTTGCTCAAGCTCAACAGGCTCAACAGCAATCTGCAATGATGTCTGACCCAACTGCTGCGGTTATTATGCAGACACAGATGGCAGAAACAAAACGTAAAGCTGCAGAAGCTCAGACTCAGCAACAATTTGAAACACAGAAACAGCAACAAAACTATCAACTGGAAATTGCTCAACTTCAGCAAAAAGTTCAAGAACTTCAAGCTAAGTATGGTACTCAAACCAGCATTGATAACCAACGTAATGCTACAGACATTGCTATGGCTAACATCAATAACTCTGCTAAAGAGCGTATTGCCTTGATTAATGCAAAATCGCAAATGAGCCAACAGCAAATTGCTCTTGATGCAGCACAAAATCAGTCTGCGCAAGAAGCCATTCAAACTTCAGAGGCAGATATACGTCAGCACGGTTTAGCTGTACAGCAACAACAGTTTGAACAACAGTCTCAACAAGTTCAAAACCAGATTGAAGCTCATAAAGCACAGCAAGATCAACAGCAACAAGCCCAAGCCCACCAGCAACAGGTGGCTCAGCAAGACCAACAGCACCAACAAGGCTTGCAACAAGCTGACCAACAGCATCAACAAGCACTACAACAGGCTCAACAGCAGCATGAGCAACAACTACAACAGCAACAAGAACAACAAGCAGCAGCCCCACAACCCCCACAAGGACAATAATGGCAACTAAAAAACAAGACGGCGGCGAATTAGGCTTCCGCAAATCATACAAAATGACTGGTACCCCTGGCTATGCTGGCGGTCCTGGTGAAACAACCATCGACAAAGGTAATTCAGGCTCCAAACGCGCTAATAATGCAGTTCTTAATGGCAACAAAATGGCCAAAGACAGTAAAGTTGGTCAAAGTAAGAACCTTAAAGATATCAAAGGCGGAAACTTTTATTGATTTAAGGGCGGAATTCCGCTCTTATTTGCATTAGTAAAAGTATGAAAGACTTTATCAGTGAAATTATTTCTCGCATGAGAAATGAAAAGCAAAAAATCGCAGAAGCTGTCACTGCGGGTCATAATGTAAACAATTTTGAGGATTACCAACGCTTAGTTGGCCGTGCCGAGGGATTTCAAGCAGTTTTGGACATTATTGACGAACTTTTGACGGAAGACGACGAATCGTAAGATTCAGAAAGGGATTGGCGCATGCCGATTGATTTTGATAGTAGGGAAGAACCAGATTTACGCTCAGAATTAGAGTGTTTTCCTGAAGTAGACCCCGGTGTAGAGATTCTTGGTGACCGAGTACTGGTGCAATTGCGCAGGGAAAAGACAACAAGTAAAGGCGGTATCATTCTCGTGGATGAAACCAAGCAAACTCTTCGTTATAACGAGACAGTAGCTAAAGTACGTGGAATTGGCCCCTTAGCATATAAGAGTCCAGACGATTTAACACCTTGGCCGGAAGGCAATTGGTGTAATGTTGGTGATTTAGTTCGCACCATTAAGTACGGCGGAGACCGATTCGTAGTGCAACCTGAAGATGATGGCGCGGCTGTGGTGTTTATTACACTGCAAGCGCGTGAAGTGATCTCCAAGATCAAATCATTTGAAGCAGCACAAAAAATGAAAGCGTTTGTTGATTAATAACTTTGTAGAAAGTATGTATGGCAGATAATGATAAAGATGTTCCTATTAAGGAACGGGAAGATGGCACAGTGCTCGCCAAATTGGAAGTCCCAGATGAAGTAGAGGACCAAGAAGAGCCTAGACACAAAAAAGAAGAGCACGAAGATAACGAAGACGGCGACCATGAAGAAGATGGCGGCGACGACGAAATGGACGCGGCAGAGACTGACGAAGAACGTGAGTCAATTCGTGAAGCTCGTCGTGAAGAGCGAAGACTCAAAAAAGAGTTAAAGAAACAGCGCGATCTTTCTTCAAAGAATAAGATTAATGCACTTGAGCGTCGGAATGCAGAACTTGCAGAACGCTTAGCTAAGGTTGAAAACACGGCATCATCTTACGAGTTTGCACAACTAGACAAGGCTATCGAAGACGAAGCCACTCGTGTTGAGTACGCTAAGATGAAAATGCTTCAAGCAGCTCAAGCTAATGATGCAGTAAGTCAAATGGAATACTTAGAGCAGTTAACAGACGCTAAACAACGTCTTAACCAAGCTCAGCATTACAAAAAACAGCAAGTGGACCAAGCACAGTCACCAAAACAGAATGTGCCAAACCCAATCGCAACAGAAGTTCAACAAAATGCCACAAAATGGCTTAAAAAGAACTCTTGGTATGATCCACAAGCTAGAGATACAGATAGTAGAATTGCCAAAGTAGTTGACCAAGAGCTCGTAACCGATGGTTGGGATCCAAGTGATCCTGAGTATTGGGAGGAGCTAGATAATCGTTTGCAGTCCCGTTTACCACACCGCTACACCAGTAAAGGTAGTAAAGAGGGTAGGCGCTCTTCAGGCCCAACAGCCTCAAGCAGATCATCTAATGCAACAGCGCAAAAGCCTGGCACAATCACATTAAGCCGTGAACGTGTACAAGCAATTAAAGACGCAGGCGCATGGGATAATACAGAAAAACGAAACAAAATGATCCGAGCTTATGCTTCGTATGATCGTCAAAATAAAGGTTAATTAAAATGGCAACGAACCCAAGAATTAAACGTGACTTAGAAGACCGTCTTTTAGACCGAGTCGAAGAAACGAAAGAACGGATCGCTAATGACGATCCAGAAACATTATCCAAGAAGGAGCGTGTAGCTGCGTTTCGTGATAAGTGGCAAAACTCGGCTTTGCCGGATTTGCCAAACGGAGTCCTTCCCGGATTCCACTTGTGCTGGTTATCAACAACCAACACGTATGACAGTATCGACAAACGCATAGCGTTGGGTTATGAACCAGTTAAAGCCTCGGATTTAGGTAAAGGCTTTGAAGGACTAGGTAAAATGAGCTCGGGCAAGTTTGAAGGCTGTATTAGTTGTAATGAAATGGTTCTCTTCAAGTTACCAGAAGAAATCTATCAAGAAGTGATGAAAATGTTGCATCTTGAGGATCCCCTCGAGCATCAACGTAATATTACCGCAAACGTTCGGAGCTCTGCTCAAGAAGGTAAAGGTGGTAGATCAATTCTTGAAGGTGGTATTTTGGAAATGGAAAAGGAAGCCGCAAAAGCAAACGCTAATGTTCGCTTTTAATATCAATCTTCAAAAATAACAAAGGAAAATAAATGTCTTCAACATTTCAACCCTTTGGTCTGAAGCCTGCGTATCACCCAAGTGGTTTAGATCGTGCAGTACCGTTCGCCGGTACTAACAGCTATGTCACTGGTGTTTCAGGTTACAGTGCTCCTTACAGTTTGAGTTCTGGCCAGTCTTTCTGGCAGTATCAACCTTTAGCGATTACTTCTTCTGGCCAATTGACTATCGCCAACCAAACCGCATCAAGCGGTAAAGTTTATGGCGTATTTGACGGCGTAGAGTACACCAACTCTGACGGTCGTCGTTCAGTAGCTAAATATGCTTCTAAATTGACACTTGATGCTTCTACAAATATCGTTTTCTGGATCTTCGCTGACCCAGCAATCGTATACGAAGCTCAAATCAACGGCTCAGCAACAGCTTCTGCCATCGGTACTGAATACAATTTCGACACAACAACTAACTATACTACTGCTGATGGCTATGCTATCGGTAACGGTGGTGCTGGTTTCTCTACTACTGCGTTGCTTGCAACTGCTGTTGGTAGTACAAACCAAGGTCAAGTTCGCGTAGTTGGATTGGGACGTGAAGTAGCATACCCAGCTGGTAATACCAATGCTTGGGGCGATACCTACACAATCGTTCAGGTTCAGATCTGCAACAACCAGTTCGCCGCTCCGTCGACGTCCGTTTAATTAATACGAAAGGATAAGCAATGGCAACCCCAATGCGTAGTACCGACTTTCGTGCGGTAGTCGAACCGATTATCAACGAAGTCTTTGATGGCGTTTATGAACAACGCGCCGACGAGTGGAAGGGATTTGTAGAAGAGATCCAAGGTATTCCACGTAACTACCACGAAGAAGTAATGCTTTATGGTATGAACGCAGCTCCTGCAATGCCTGACGGCACTCCAGTTAGCTACGATCAAGGTGGTACTTTGTACATCACCCGTTTCATCTACCAAATCTATGGCTTGGCATACGCCTTGACCAAAGTTTTGATGGAAGACGGCGATCACATCCGTATCGGCTCAACTTTCGCTAAACACTTGGCGCAGTCAATGATTGAAACTAAAGAAACATTATGTGCAAACATTTTGAACTTTGCTTTCACTCCTGGCTACATCGGTGGCGATGGCGTAACTTTGATCAATGCTGCTCACCCAATCGCTAACGGCGGTTCTTACTCTAACCAGTTATCCACAGCTGCTTCTTTGAGCCAAACTTCTGTTGAACAGATGTTGATTCAAATTCGCTCTGCTGTTGACAACAACGGTAAGCGTATTCGTCTGAAAGCTGAACAGTTAGTAGTTCCACCTGCACTCGAGTTCCAATCAGAAGTAATTCTGAAGTCTGTTCTCCGTTCAGGCACTGCCGACAACGATTTGAACCCAATCAAATCAACAGGCATGTTGCCTAAAGGCACACACGTGGTTACACGTTTGTCCTCTAGCAAAGCCTGGTGGGTTCAGACTGATGCTGAAAATGGTCTCATGCTCGTTAACCGTCGTAACATGGAGAAATCCATGGAAGGCGATTTCGAAACTGATTCTATGCGTTATAAGGCTACTGAGCGTTATGCTACAGGTTGGCACGATGCGCGTAACATTTTTGGAACAGCTGGTTTGTAATAAAACCACTAGCAATAACAAAAAAGCCACCCACAAGGTGGCTTTTTTGCATTTTAGGGCGGAATTAGTCTGTTTTTTGCATTAGTAGGTATAGGAAGAATCATCCCATTCTGACCACCGAACTTCCCGGTGAGACGACTCAGAGACAGCTTGGGATACCCACTGAGATTAAGGAAATATCATGTCATCAACATTTACAACTCCATTACGCATTTTTAAGCGTAACAACCCAACAAACAACGGCGTAATCGCTCCAGATAACACTGGCGCAGCTCGCTGCTCACAACAGAGCTTTATTGCTCCTGTTGCTGCCACAACTTCTGGCGCTGTAGTTCTTCCAACTTATGACCTTGGTTCAACAACTGCTACTCCATTTGTGTTGCCAGCCGGTTCCATCATTGAAAACGTTAAGTTTTACGAAACAACTATCCCTTCAGCTTTGACTGGTGGTGTAGTTACTGTTAATTTGCTTGTAACTAACCCATCAACTGGCGCTGTTACAACTACAGCTATTGGCACAATTACTCCAACAGCAACTAACGGCGGTGTTATCTCTATTGCTTTTGCTACTACTGCAGCTGCTACAGCTCTGTTAGCTAACATTGGTACTTTGGATGCAACAGTGCAGTTTAGCCAAGCTACTGTTAGTGCTTTAACTGGTTCTTTAGCTGGCACGTTCACTGTTGAGTACACAGCCCGTAACACTGACGGTTCTACAACTGCATACGGTTCTGGCTACACTAACAGCTAATTTAGATGGCGGGGCAACCCGCCTCCTTTAACTTTTAGGAGAAATCATGCGTGAAGTAATAGTAACAGTACCAACGGCAGGGACTACAACCGATGCGGTTGTGCTCGACCAATATCTTACCCCTTTTCAAGTTAGTTATGTAAATTCCGGATCCGGCACAGTTCAAGTTTCACAAACTGACCCGTACCCTGTAGTTAACGGAAACTTTACAACTGCTAGTTTTTCTTGGATTACAGCACCAACATCAGCACCAAACACCTCAACATTTTTAGCACAACCATTTCGTGCTATTCGTTTGTCTGGCGCAACCGCTGGTGACACACTTACTGTAGTTCAAGCCGGAGTTAAGTAATGCCGGTTTACCTCGATACCCGAGGTAATTCTGTTTTGTCAATTGCGGTCTGTGACCGCTGCAATAGGAAGTTTGGCTACACAGAACTTATGCCCGACCCCAATTTTCCGGGGATGCGGGTGTGTAAGGACGACCTAGATAACTTTGACCCATGGCGTCTTCCAGCACTACAAACTGAAAACATTGCTCTTCGCTTTCCACGCCCCGATGTAGACATTGCTACCGGCCCAATCGGTGGCAATCAAATTATGACAGAGAACGGTTTTACTAACGATAACTCTATGTTTATTGAAGGCACCAACGGCACATACGCCAATAATACTGGTGATCTAAACAAAAATAGTAACATTGTTCCATCACCAATGACGCTTAACCCATACATTTACAATGTTACTCCAAACATTGGTTCAAAAGTTGGGGGGACTTCAGTAGTCATCACAGGCGCAAACTTTACAGATGTTTTTACTATAAAATTCGGCGGTGTTGTTGCAACGTATACTTTGGTTAACTCTACAGAAATTATGGCAACAGTTCCAGCATATCCTGTTACTGGTCTAGTTGACGTAACAGCAATGTCACCATTCGGAAACGGCATTTCTCACGGTGCCTTTACTTACACAACATAATACATGGCCGATCAGTCAATAACACAGTTACCAATCGCTACCCCGCTAACGGGTGACGAGCAGGTACCTATTGTACAACGTGGTGTAACAAAGCAGGCGTCTGTTTCGCAGATCGCTAATGCTGCCTCGCCGGGTAAACTGATCACCAACATTGTTTACAATCCATCAAACGGCGACTTAATTATTTATTACAGCGATGGGTCAACAGAAGTTGTTGGTCCTGTCTCTGGCTCATCTGGCTACTCTGGCTTGTCTGGCTATTCTGGTATTTCTGGTATTTCTGGTTGGTCTGGTATTTCTGGTTGGTCTGGTATTTCTGGTTGGTCTGGTATTTCTGGCTGGTCTGGTTTTAGTGGATCCGGCATATCTGGTTATAGTGGCTTTGGATTATCTGGCTACTCTGGTATATCTGGCTACTCTGGTATATCTGGCTACTCTGGCTACAGTGGTTCCGGTATATCTGGCTACTCTGGATACAGTGGTTCCGGTATATCTGGATATAGTGGTTCTGGTATTTCAGGCTACAGCGGATCTGGTATTTCTGGTTTTAGTGGTGCATCTGGTATATCTGGATATTCTGGTATCTCTGGATACAGTGGATCATTAGGTATTTCTGGTTATAGCGGTATTTCTGGATATAGTGGTTCCGGTATTTCTGGCTACAGTGGTTTTGGGTTATCTGGATATTCTGGTACGTCTGGATATTCTGGTACGTCTGGATATTCTGGTACGTCTGGATATTCTGGCTCTGTTTACATTGGTGCGTCACCTCCTCCAACCCCTGGCGCGGGAGCCATGTGGTGGGATGACGTTGCTGGTAAATTAAAGATTTATTATTGTGATATTGATGGTTGCCAATGGGTAGATTCCATCATGGGTACCGCTGGTTTTTCTGGATACTCTGGTGTATCTGGTTACAGTGGTTCTGCCGGTGGCTCTGGTACTTCTGGTATCTCTGGCTATAGTGGTTCTGGTATCTCTGGCTATAGTGGTTCTGGTATCTCTGGCTATAGTGGTTCTGGTATCTCTGGCTACAGTGGCGCATCTGGTATCTCTGGCTACAGTGGCGCATCTGGTATCTCTGGCTACAGTGGCGCATCTGGTATTTCTGGCTACAGTGGCACATCTGGTATTTCTGGCTACAATGGTATATCTGGTATCTCTGGCTACAGTGGTGCATCTGGTATATCTGGTTATAGTGGCTCTGGTATCTCTGGCTATAGTGGTTCTGGTATCTCTGGCTATAGTGGCGCATCTGGTATTTCTGGCTACAGTGGAGCATCTGGTATTTCTGGCTACAGTGGAGCATCTGGTATTTCTGGCTACAGTGGCACATCTGGTATATCTGGCTATAGTGGTTCTGGCATTTCTGGCTACAGCGGTGCATCTGGTATCTCTGGCTACAGCGGCGCATCTGGTATCTCTGGCTACAGCGGTACATCTGGTATCTCTGGCTATAGTGGTTCTGGTATCTCTGGCTACAGCGGTACATCTGGTATCTCTGGCTATAGTGGTTCTGGTATTTCTGGCTACAGCGGCACATCTGGTATCTCTGGCTATAGTGGCGCATCTGGTAAATCTGGCTACAGTGGATACAGTGGTATCTCTGGCTACAGTGGCGCATCTGGTATCTCTGGCTACAGCGGCGCATCTGGTATCTCGGGCTACAGCGGTACATCTGGTATCTCTGGCTACAGCGGCGCATCTGGTATTTCTGGCTACAGCGGCACATCTGGTATTTCTGGCTACAGCGGCACATCTGGTATTTCTGGCTACAGTGGAGCATCTGGCTACAGTGGTATCTCCGGATATAGTAGTTTTTCTGGTATCTCTGGTTACTCTGGTATCTCTGGCTACAGTGGATTCTCTGGAACCCCTGGAAACTCATCAACCTATTTCCAATACAAAACCAACACGGGAGCAACTACAGGCTACCCTGGCGATGGCTTTGTACTTTGGAGTAGTTCAACACAAGCTAGTGCAACAAGTGTTAGTGTTTCTCACTTAACCAGCAACTCAGTAGACGTTGATGTATTTTTAGCACTGTTAAATCAGACTGAAGAATTTATTATTCAAGATGCAGCAAACAGCTCTAATTATCAAACTTGGATTATTTCTGGAACACCAACCAATACAAACGCTGGAACAGCAACAAGCTACTGGACATATCCAGCTACATTGGTTGGTTCTGACGGAACAGGAACCACTAATTTTGCAAACAACCTGCCAGTAATTTTAGCCGTTGTAAATGGCATAAGTGGATTCTCAGGTTTCTCAGGCTTTAGCGGTAAATCTGGCTACAGTGGATACAGTGGTATCTCTGGTATTTCTGGCTACAGTGGGTATTCTGGTATCTCTGGCTACAGTGGTATTTCTGGCTATAGTGGTTCTGGCATTTCTGGCTACAGTGGGTATTCTGGTATCTCTGGCTACAGTGGCATTTCTGGCTATAGTGGTTCTGGCATTTCTGGCTTTAGCGGCTATTCTGGCATAAGTGGATATAGTGGTTCTGGCATTTCTGGCTATAGTGGTTCTGGC